GCAGGTAGGCTTCAAAGGTAAACAGAAGGGACACAAGCCAGAGCGTTTAGTATTACCTACGAAAGACTTTACTGATTGGATACGAAGGTTTGACAAGTGGATGGAAGGATGTCGTCCGTTCAAGATGGCACTAGATGAAGAACCTGTTGACTGGCACACTATAATAGGTGGAGGTTACTCATCCAAACACATAGCTCCTATACCTTTCTTTACAGGCAAGCCGTTGAGTTGGTTTGAACCGTACGTAAAAGCGTACGACCATGCGTTCCGTGCTGTTAATAATATGCAGAAGGTAGCTTGGTCAATTAACGATGAGATGTTAGAGATTAGCTTGAGGTGTTGGGAAAACAAACGAGTAGTAGGTAACATCCCACAGTTCGGAGAGATAGATGAGCAACCGAGATATACTGGTGAGTGTCCGCATGAACTACGTGCTTGGAAGTTAAAACAAAAGGACATCAAACAAGCGAACGAAGCTAATGGAAGTAAAAGGTTTCAAGCTTGTCGCATCCTACATCTAGCTAAGATATATAAGAAGTGGGACAAGGTATTCTTTCCGTACAGATGTGACTACCGAGGACGAGTATATGCTTTACCTCACTACCTACACCCACAAGGTAACGACTTAGCTAAGAGTTTGTTAGACTTTAAAAGGGGTGAACAAGTAGTAGATGAGGATGATCTCATGTCGATATTTGTCCACGGTGCGAACATGTGGGGAGTAAAAGGTACACGGGATGAACGTATCGAATGGGTGAACAAGCGTAAAGACTTTATACTTGAAGCTGCGAATGATCCACACGGTACAGACTGGTGGACAGATGCTAGTGATCCGTTCTGTTTTCTACGCTTCTGTTTAGAGTACAAGAAGTTTACGGAAGAAGGGTACGGCTATGTTAGTTACTTACCCGTCCGTCAAGACTGTAGTAATAATGGTATGCAGATACTATCGTTATTACTACGGGACAAAGACACAGGTACGATGTGTAACTTAGTAGAAGCTGACCGTGCTAATGACCTGTATCAATACGTAGCTGACCGTGTATATAATCACTTAAAGGAGGACGGAGGACCGATAGCACAGAGCTGGATGCAGTACGGCTTCACTCGTAAGTTAGCTAAGTTAGCCGTGATGAATCGTCCGTATGGATCGTCAGCTTATATGCTCACACAAGACATCTTTCATAGCATCGGATTGAATCATCCTTGGGAAAGTACAGGAGAGATGCTGACCGCTGTTATGTGGCTGTGTAAGATAGTAAATAAAATAGCTGACGAGGTGTGCAAACCTGTGACTAGTGTCATGCAGTTCCTCAAACAAAGTATACGAGAGATAGGATACGAAGCACCTATTATGTGGACGACACCTACTGGATTTAAAGTTATTCAATCGTTCCGTAAAACTAAGAAGGTTAGTGTCAATAGCGTCTTTGATAACACGAACATGAAGTTACACACTGAAGAACTAGCTGATGAGATAGACCCGAAGGGACAACAAGATGCGATCACGGCTAACTTTATACACAGCTTAGATGCGTGTGTCGTACATCAAGTATCAAACTTTGTTGACTTCGATGCAGGATATATACATGACTGTTTTGTAACACACGCTTGTAACACCAGAGCTATGAACGCAATCGTAAGAAGAACCTACTCACAAACATTTAACGTTGATCTCCTGACCGAGTTCCGAATGGAGCAAATCAACACAAACCCAGAAGCAGAACTCCCGTCAGTGCCGGAGCTTGGAGACTTAGATGTCTCTGCAATAACACAGATGAAGTATCTGCTTTCTTAAAAACATAAACACCAATAGAGATATGACAGTAAAAGCACGAAAGAAACACGACATAATAAAAGTAGGAGGTACTACAAAGTACTGCCACTTGAACGAACCTAACAAGACATACAAGAAAGAGTACGGTGAGTACCAATGTGAAGTTATTCTTACACCTGAGTTAGCTGAACAAGTTAAGAAACAACTACGCCCAGTGTATGAGCAAGAGTTGAAAGCTAAACAAGATGAGTTAGGTAAGGAAGTAAATAAAGCTGAGATTCCTATCATCGAGAAGGACGGACAAATCCGCATCAAGACTAAGTTAAAAGGTGGAGTGATGACCAAGGCTGGTAAGGAGTATCTGTTCAATGTAGCTATGTATGATGCACAAGGTAAACCTTTACCGAAAGATGTACAGGTATGGGGAGGTAGCAAAGTAAACGTAGCCTTCCGTCCTAGCTTTTGGTACACAGCTTCACTTGGTTTTGGTGTGTCGTTTGAGATCGCAGCAGTACAGGTGATTGAGTTAGCTAACGGCGGAGTAAGTGAACAGTCTGCTGAATCGTTTGGCTTTACAGCTGAAGAAGGATACGTAGCTAACGGTGGTGAAACTCTTGACTCAGCATTCGATGCGGAAGAGACGGAAGAAACGCTCACAGCGAACTTCTAGTTACCGTTCTGGATTTGAAGAGACACTAGCATCTCAGCTTAAGCGAGGTGGTGTTAACTTTGAATACGAAACAGTTAAGTTAAAGTATGTTAAGAAAGCTACATACACTCCCGACTTCATACTACCTAACGGCATCATCATAGAAGCTAAAGGTTTATTCACAGCGGAGGATAGAACTAAACATATACTTATTAGAGAGCAACATCCTCACCTTGATATACGCATGGTGTTTATGAACGCTTACAATAAGTTACGTAAAGGAAGTAACACCACCTACGCACGCTGGTGCGAAAAGAAAAACATAATATATGCACACAAAACTATACCTAAATCATGGCTTTTACAGCAACACACCAACCCTGCGATAAGTGCGGAAGTTCCGATGCCCTCTCCACTAACGACGACGGTAGCACCCATTGTTTCAGTTGCGACGATCACGTTGGAGGAGGAGATAGAGGAGTAAATAAACAAACCACAACCCCAACACCTAGAGATTACGTACAAGGAGAACCAGAAGCTATAGCTAGACGAGGTCTTACTGAAGACACCTGTCGGAAGTGGGGCTACTGGTTAGGCAATCACAACGGACAACCTTGTCAGATAGCTAACTATAAAACTAGAGACGGTAAGACTTGCGGTCAAAAAATACGTTACGCTAATAAACAATTCGCTATTAAAGGAGAGCTGATCGGGTTGTATGGTCAGCACCTTTGGCGAGACGGAGGACGGCGTGTCGTAGTAACTGAAGGAGAGATCGATGCGTTATCTACTAGTCAAGCTATGGATAACAAGTGGCCAGTAGTATCTGTACCTAACGGAGCGGGAGCAGCTAAGAAGTTTGTAGCTCAAGCTATCGATTGGTTAGATAGGTACGAACAAGTAGTCTTCTGTTTTGATATGGATGATGTCGGACGTAAGGGAGCAGCTGAATGTGCTGCACTTCTAACACCCGGCAAAGCTTACATCGCAGAGCTACCACTGAAAGACCCGAACGATATGCTAGTAGCAGGGCGAGCTAAGGAATTAGTCGGTTGCTTGTTCGATGCTCGTGAGTACAGACCAGACGGTATCGTTAACGGTCAAGAGTTGTGGGATGTTATAGCTGACAAAGAACACAGTAAATCTATACCGTATCCTTACAGTGGGTTGAATGAGTTAACACTAGGTATGAGACAAGGCGAACTAGTAACCGTATGTGCGGGTAGTGGGATTGGGAAGTCCTTGTTCTGTCGAGAGATTGCTCATCATATACTAGGGTTAGACGAGAAGGTAGGATACATAGCACTAGAGGAGTCAGTCAGGCGGACAGCTCTTGGTATTATGGGTATCCACTTGAATAAACCTATACACCTAGAAGAAGACGATACGAGTGAGGAGGTACTACGACCTGCGTTTGAAGAGACGGTAGGTAATGGAAACTTCTACACCTACGATCACTTCGGTAGTATGGATAGCGATAACCTACTGAGTAAGATCAAGTATCTAATCAAGGGGTACGATTGTAAGTGGATATTCTTGGACCATCTATCGATTGTAGTTAGTGGTATCCAAGGAGACGACGAACGACGCTTGATTGATAACACTATGACCAAGCTACGTAGTCTAGTCGAAGAGACTGGATGTGGTATGGTACTAGTCAGTCACTTGAAGCGTGTTGATAGTGGCCACGAAGAAGGAGGGCGAGTAAGTCTGCACCACCTACGTGGGTCACAAGCTATAGCACAACTATCTGATATTGTTATAGGCTTAGAGCGTAACCAACAGAGCGAGACAGTAAGTAACGAAACAAGAGTGCGTGTGTTGAAGAATAGATTCAGTGGACAGACGGGCCATTGTGACACACTACACTACGACAACGGCACTGGACGATACAGTCCTGATGTGTTTAAACCAAACGATGAAACCAATAACCCATTCTAATAAATATGACACGGACATTATTCTTTGATATAGAGACCAACAAGATTAACGATTGGGCTACACTCTCTGACTTACGTACTTGCCATTGCTAGTCGGTCTACGATCC